CCTATTTATCCTGGTTCTAGCTCATTTTTCCCTGGAGATACTCCATTTGGGTTTTATGATAACGACTATCAATTTCAAGTCGACGCAGATAAAGTAACAACTTTTTGTGCTCGAAGATTAGGATACCCCATTATGGAAGTTGAATTGCAAGATTTAAACTTTTATACTGCTTTTGAAGAAGCAGTTACTACATATGGTAATGAATTGTATGCTTTTCAAGTAAGAGACAACATGTTAAATGTATTAGGAGCACCAACTGCTTCAAATATGAATCATGCTATTGTTACTCCAACAATGGCTAATATAGTTAGATTAACTACACAATATGGAGAAGAAGCAGGAGTAGGAGGAAATGTAAACTGGTATAGTGGATCTGTTTCATCAACTGCTTCAATACAAGATTACGATTTAGGTCAATGGGCTATAGATAATTCCATCACAGGAGGAATAGAAATAAAAAGAATATTTTGGCAACCAATACCTGCAGTAAATCAAGTATACAACTTAAATATGTTCTCAGGTTTAGGGGGTGTTCCGGCAGTTGGTACTTATGGGTTATTTGGTTCAACAGGATTTTTAATGTATCCTACAAGTTTATTAATCCAAACGACACAAGCAGTTGAAATACAAAATCAAGTATCATTACCTGATTATACATTTGAGTTAATAAATAACAAACTAAGAATATTCCCAATCCCAGTTGACAACGATCATCAAATTTGGTTTCAATATATTAGTATTCAAGAAAGAGCAGATAGCGCTATTGGTCAGACACCAGGAGCTGTAACAAATGTTTCAAATGCTAATTTTGTTAATCCAACTTATTCTCAAATTAATTCAATTGGTAGACAATGGATATTTGAATACACATTATCATTATGTAAAGAAATGTTAGGATATGTTCGTGGAAAATATACTCAAGTTCCTATACCAGGTAAAGAAATTACCTTAAATCAATCAGATTTAATTACAGCTGCAACAACAGAAAAAGGAGCATTAATTGAAAGATTAAGAGTATATTTAGATGAAACAAGTAGACAATCTTTACTAACTAGAAAATCAGCAGAAGGAGTTTCAGCAATGGAAGAGTTATCAAGATCACCTATGACAATTTTTATCGGTTAAAATATGTGCGCATTATTTGCATCCAGTAGAGACGCTTCGTTTCTAAGATATATGAATAGAGAAGTAATGGGAAACGTTATTTCTCAACAGTGTGCTATTTACAAATACAAATTAGCTGAAACAAAAATTAATATGTATGGTGAATCGTCTGGAGGTAAATTTTTTGAACAACCAGTATTATTATATGCTTTAATAACTATTGGTGATAATGTAAGTCCTACAAGTGAATTAGGAGTTAATTTTGATTGGCCAATGTCATTTGCATTCTTAAGAGACGATTTAGTTGATGCAAACGTGCATCCCGAAGTAGGAGATATTATATTATATCAAGAAAGTTATTGGGAAGTAGATAACACAAATATTACACAGTTTTGGGGTGGTAAAGATCCTGATTATCCATATAATGTAAATCCTACTAACCCAGGATTAGCTGAATTTGGTTATAATGTTTCAGTTACTGCAGAGTGTCATTATTGTCCTAGTGATAGAGTTAACATTATTAGAACGAGATTATTGTAATGGCTAAAAATAGTAGAACACCAGTTCCAAAACCACAAAGAGAAATCAGTGTGGAACAACATAAAGCATTCGATACTGAGGTAGGAAATCCTAACTATGCTAATGGTGTAAATAGAGGAAATCAACTTTCATTTACAGATGATTCTGTAAAACCATTTTCAATTGGTATTCAAGATATTGATGAGGCTGTTTTTTACTATTTTCAAAATGTAATTAAACCATTTGTATTACAAAATGGAGAAAGAATAGAAGTTCCTATTATTTATGGTTCACCTGAAAAATGGGCTTCATTTCAAAAATTTGGGTATTTTAGAGATTCTCAAGGTAGAATTATGATGCCTATCCTTATGTTTAAAAGGGATAACATTGAAAAAGTAAGATCAGTAGCAAATAAATTAGATGCAAATAATCCAAACAATATTTCAATAGCTAGAAAAAAATATAGTAGTAAAAACGCATACGACAATTTTAATGTATTAAATAATGTTATACCACAAAAAGTAAATTACGCAGTAGTAATCCCAGATTATATCACAGTAACTTATAGTTGTGCCATCAATACTTATTACATGGATCAGCTCAATAAAATCGTAGAAGCAATTGAATATGCATCTGATTCATATTGGGGCGATCCTTCAAGATTTCAGTTTAGAGCGATGATTAATTCGTTTGCTATTAAAAATGAATTAGCGGATAAAGAGGAAAGAACAGTAAGCAGTACATTTAGTATTAAAATGAATGGATATATAATTCCAGACGTACTACAAAAAGATATGAACGCATTAAAGAAAATACCAGATGTAGTTAAGATAACAGTAACAGAACAAATAATGGGAGAAAATAAAGGAGGAGGAAGTTATCCTCAAATATATAGATCATTTGATGATTCATTTGATGATTCATTTGGATAACAAATAACAACATATTTATACTAGATAATAAAAAAAAATGTCACAACAAACAAAAAACCAGCTAACTGTACTTTTAAATACTAATATTACTGACGCTTTAAACAAACAGAATACAGCATCAAAAGTAAGAGAAGTTATTCAAAGTACTATTGATAGTTTAGGAATACTATCAGGATCAAATTCATTTGTAGGTGATCAAACAATAACGGGTTCATTAATTGTAAATGGAAATATTATATATACACCGTTTTTACAAAACCAAACAGACAATATTAGTACTATTAAAAGTTATGAAAATATTATTAATCATGGAGATTTATTAATACCATTAAATTGTACTTTTATTGTAGAAGAAGATGCTCAATATCTTATATTAGGTGAATTAATTAACAATGGAACTGTTATAGTTAGTGGAAGTTTAATAGCTAATCAAGGAATAACAGGACCAGGTTCGGTAGTAGGTCCTGGAATTGTTTCAAATAATAACACAATAATAACATTTGATAAAGCAAATCAAGCTTATGGATTTCCTCAATTAAATAATACAGGATACAGTAATTTAGGATTTAAAAATAATACTGCAAATTTACTTTCAAACTATTCAACAGTAGCAACTCGCTTAGATGGTCAACAATCCGTTTATTCAATAGATACAACAGGATGGGATGCTAATACACAATATTTACATTACTACTTACCAGAAGGACAATACGAAGGACAATCAGTAGAATTAATAGTGACAGGTAATGGAGTTAATTTAGGTGGTGGAAATGCAGCTAGAATACAAATATGGATAGATAGTATTCGCAAACCAGAATACTATGGACAATTATCAGGAGGACCAGGAGGATGGCAAGCATTTTCAGATCCTAATGTACTTGGTAATTGGAGAAAAGATGTTCCAAGAGCAATTTGGATGAATAATGCATGGACAATTGACAATGACTTTTACTGGGATTAATTAAAACAAAAATAACTAATATTTATAATAAACAAAAACTAAAAACAAAATGCCAACTTATATTGAACTTCAACAAAACGGACCAATTCCTACTTCATCACCAGTAGGAACTGTAATTTTATCAGTAAATCAAGGTCAACTTACACTTACAGATAATAATGGAATAAATCCATCACAATCATTATATACAACAACTGTAAGAGGACTTTATCCAAGTGCTTCTTTAACAGAGGTGTGGGGTACATATACTGTAAATTATATTAAACAAAAAAGTGGTTACCCATCAAATGATGTATTACATGCTGTAGCAATTTGCTCTGATGATGTAGATGCATTTACAGCTACAGGAAATTTAGGACAATATCCATTATCTATGCAGTCTTTTCTAGGACCATTTATGGCAGGTGGATTAGCAGGATATCCATTTGTAGGATCAGTTGGATTTGGAGCTTATGCTTCACATATCACCGATACAGGAACGTTATTTGTATCTTGTACACCACACATAGGAGTTACTTTTACTGGATCTGCAGGATATCAATTCCGTAAAGGTCAAGCAGCTATATCTACAAACTGTGGAGCAGTTCATGGAGCAGTAGGATTAGTTACAACTGATCCAAATCCACCATCACAATCAAATGCTCCATATGATAATGAAAATTATGAATTGTGGAAATTAGCAGATATAATTTATCCATATTCCGCTTCACTTAGTGGTTCAATTAGTGAAAATGTAATGGTGGCTACAGACATAATAAGAGAAGCAGGATGGGATTATACATATAATAACTCAGGATCATTCGCTAGTGCACTTGCAAATAGAACAATGTACGCAATGAGTGGTATTTTTATCAATACAGATTATCAATTTCAAGCATATATTGATGTAGTTCAATTTTGGTCATATAATTCATTAACAAATACTTGGACAGATCTTACACAAGATTATAAAGATGGTTTATTTGCTCAAGGATAATAAATAACAAATAATATAAAATAATGAGTATATCATACGTACAAAATGGAGATTCTGGTTTAGTAGCAAGAACAATAATTAACCAAGTAATAGATGAAGTAAATAATGGCCCCTTTCCATATACCGGAAGTGCTATTATATCTGGAAGTTTAGAAGTAACAGGTGAATTAATAATCCCAATAATCCAACCTAATAATCCTAATACAGGTAGTATGTATGTTGATTTTTCTGTATCAACATCATCACCATGTCTTTTTTTATATAATGGTACATCATGGATAAGTTCATCACTATTTTAAAAAATAAATAAAAAACAAAAAAAAATGGAAACAAAAGTTTTAACACAAGAAGAGTTACAATCATTAAAAACGATTCAAGAAAGACGAATTCAATTAACTGAACAATTTGGTTTAACTGAAATAAGAATTCAAGAAATTAAATTACAAAAAGAATTTCTTACAGAAGAGTTAAAAAAACTTCAACAAGAAGAAATAACAATAGGTAAATCGTTACAAAAAACATATGGTGACGGAACTATCAACCTTGAAAAAGGAGAATTTATAAGTAACTAGTTTTTAATAGTTTCTGCCATATTTATAACAAAATAAAACATAAATAACAATGGCAGAAACTTTAATATCCCCTGGTGTTTTAGCAAGAGAAAATGATTCTTCTTTTGTATCTAAAAGACCGGTTACAGTAGGAGCAGCATTAATTGGACCAACCGTTAAAGGCCCAGTTGAAGTTCCAACAATCGTAACTACGTACAACGAATTTGTTAACAAATTTGGTACTACTTTCACAAGTGGAAGTACTAATGATAGTAAAACTTACACTTATTTTACATCAATTGCAGCTTACAATTATTTTGTTAATGGTGGTCAATCATTACTAATAGCAAGAGTAGTAACAGGATCTTACACCCCAGCTACAAGTTCAGCAACGGGTAATTCAATTAATATTAATTCATCTTCATTTACATTACAAACTTTTTCACAAGGTGTAGTAATGAACAGTACAAGTGCTGAAGTTAGTGGTGCATTAGCAAGTGGATCAGCTGATAATTTAAGATGGCAAATTACTAACGCTAATACTGGATCAGGAACATTTGATTTATTAATTAGAAGAGGAAATGATAATACATTACAACCAGCAGTTTTAGAAACTTGGACAGGATTAAGTTTAGATCCAAATGCATCAAATTACATTTCACGTGTAATAGGTGATTCAATCGAAAACTACAATTCAGTAAGAAACCAAATTGAATATTCTGGTTCTTATGCTAACAGATCAAATTATATAACTATAAAATCAATAAATAATACAACTCCAAATTATTACGATAATAATGGAATTGCTAAACCTCAATACACATCTTCTATTCCAATAAATGGAAGTGGATCATTTGGTGGTGCTACAGGTACTATTAAAGGTGGTGCTAATTTTTATGAAAACATCAACTCAACTGATACTCAAGGGTTAACAGGTGGGTGTTATGATAACATGATTAATTTATTAGCCAACACTGATGATTATAAATTTAATGTATTATTTACACCAGGTTTATATGATGCAGATTATGCAGGTCAAATTAGCACAATCGTTACAAATACACAAAATAGAGGAGATAATATATTTGTATTAGATCCAGTAGCTTACAACAAAACAGTATCTGCAGTAGTAGCTCAAGCATCAGCTAGAAATACTTCATATGCAGCTGAATACTGGCCATGGTGTCAAGTTATTGATCCAAGCACAGGAAATATTGTTTGGTGTCCAGCATCAACAGTAATTGCAGGTGTTTACGCTTATAATGACACAGTAGCTGAACCTTGGTTCGCTCCAGCAGGTATTAATCGTGGTGGTTTATCTCAAGTAGTTAGAGCAGAAATAAAATTATCTCAAACAAATAGAGATACATTATATACTGGAAAAGTAAATCCAATCGCTACATTCCCAGGTCAAGGTGTTGTAGTATACGGACAAAAAACATTACAAACAGCAGCATCAGCTCTTGATCGTGTAAATGTTAGACGTTTATTAATATCATTAAAATCATATATTTCTCAAGTAGCAAATAATTTAGTATTTGAACAAAATACAATTGCAACAAGAAATAACTTCTTATCACAAGTAAACCCATATTTAACTAGTGTTCAACAAAGACAAGGTTTATATGCATTTAAAGTGATTATGGATGATTCTAATAATACACCTGATGTAATTGATAGAAATGAATTAGTAGGTCAAATTTACTTACAACCAACTAAAACAGCTGAATTCATTTACTTAGACTTTAATGTTACACCAACTGGAGCAAGTTTCCCAGCATAAAGAAATAGATTTCTTCCCCTCTAAAAAGGGGAAGATTTTTTAAAAACTTATATATTTATAATAAAATAAAACAAAAATAAAATGGCAATATTATCTCCAAATGAAATTTTCTTTACAGCTTTTGAACCGAAAGTAAAAAATCGATTTATTATGTATGTAGATGGAATTCCTTCATATACTATTAAAAAAATTGGTGCTGTAGAAGTAACAATGGATGAAATTACTTTAAATCATATTAACGTTTACCGTAAAATTAAAGGTAAAGCTAAATGGGGAAGTATTGATATGACATTGTTTGATCCTATCACTCCATCTGGTGCTCAATCAGTAATGGAATGGGTACGTTTACATCATGAATCAGTTACTGGTCGTGATGGTTATTCTGATTTTTATAAGAAAGATGTAACTATTAACGTATTAGGACCTGTAGGTGATATAGTATCTGAATGGATTATTAAAGGTGCATTTATTACTAAAGCAAATTTTGGTGATTACAGCTGGGATGATGAATCAGCAGCTCAAGAATTATCAGTAACGCTTGCAATGGATTATTGTATCTTAAACTTCTAAGAAAACAAATTAAAAAGAGCTCACCTTAAACTTGGTGAGCTCCTTTATTTTTCGTATATTTATCACAAAACAAGTTATATTAAATAAAAGCTATGGAAAAAAACGTCCCAACAGAAATTATTGAATTACCTTCAAAAGGTTTATTATACACATCTGAAAATCCATTATCAAGTGGAAAAATCGAAATGTGTTATATGACTGCTAAACATGAAGATATTTTAACTAATCAATCTTATATCCAAAAAGGTAATGTATTAGATAAATTATTACAAGCATTAATAGTATCTAAAATAAATTATAGTGATTTAGTTACAGGTGATAAAAACGCTATCATGGTAGCAGCTCGCGTATTAGGTTATGGTAAAGATTATACATTTGATTATAATGGAGTTGAACACACAGTTGATTTATCTAAAATTGATAATAAACCATTTGAACATTCTAATAAAGGTGTAAATGAATTCAATTATACTTTACCGTCTACCAACACAAACATTACTTATAAAATCTTAACTCATGGTGATGAACAAAAGATACAAGCTGAATTAGACGGCCTTAAAAAAATTAATACTAATTCATCCCCAGAACTTTCTACACGTTTAAAATATCTCATTACTTCAGTTAATGAAGATCGAGAAACAAAAACTATTCGAGAGTTTGTTGATAACCACTTACTAGCTCGAGATTCTCGAGAATTAAGAAAACACATCAAAGAAAGCCAACCAGATGTTGATTTAACTTTTTTTCCCACCAGTGATTCAAATAGAGTCGATATCCCAATTGGGGTTAAGTTTTTTTGGCCTGACCTCTAGTACAGCACCCATAGTAAGATCTAATTTATTTACCCAAATCCATGAAATATGTTTTCATGGTAGGGGTGGATATGATTGGAATATCATCTACAATATGCCACGTTGGCTTCGTTTATTTACATATAATAAGATTAAGGAATTTTATGATAAAGAAAACGAAGCGAATGAAAAATCATCAAGTAATTCTAATACATCTACATTAGTAGATTCATCAGGTAATGTTAATCGCAGTGCTTGGAGTGGTGTTTCTAAACCTATAACTGCCGGTCCAAAATCTAAAACTTCTTATAAATAGTTAATATTTATAACAAATAACTATCCAAAGAATGGCAGATTTAAATAAAAAAGAAATAGAAGAGTTAAGAAGACTCATTAATCTTTTAGGAAAAGATATTAAAGGAGTAGACTTCGATACTCTTATTAAATCTGGTAATGCCGCTAATACTGTATTAAATAGTTTAAGAAAAGAAGCAGAAGAATTTACATCTGATATTAGTTATGCTGCTGAAGGATTTAGAAAGATAGTTGAAGAAATTAGTAATGCCAATGTAGGAATTAAAGAAGCTAATAAAGCTTTTAATAAATTATCTAGTATAGCAGATAAGGTTCAATACCATCAAAAAGAAATATCCAAATTATCAAAAGAAGAAGCAGAAAATTTATCAAAACAAGTTTTACAAGAAAAAGCTAAACTCGCAATAGCTAATAACTTATTAAAAAGTAAAACTGCTGAAATAAATGCTGATATAGCTAAAAATGAGGCAGTAATTGATTCCTTATTATTAAAAAACCAATTAACTGACAAACAAATTGATCAATTAAGAGAAGCTGAAAAAAAACAGGAAAAATTTAATAAAGATCTATCTAAAACAGAAGCAGCTCAACGAAATATTCAAGGTATTTTAGATGATCAAGATGCATTATTTAATGGTTTAATTTCTAGTATAGATAAAATTAATAATGAAATAGATGAAGAAAATAAAAAATTAGGTCTAACTAAAGCCGCATTAGACGGTATTAATAAAATACCATTTTTAAATGGTATTATTGATACTAATAAAGCATTAGATGCTGCTAAAGAAAAAATCAAAGAAGGAGGAGATAGAACTCAAGCATTTGGTGCTGCTTTTTCAAGTATAGGAAAACAAATTGCAACTCATCTATCAGATCCTTTAGTAGTAGTAGGTTTTTTAGTAACAGAATTAATATCAACATTCAAATCAGTTGATAGTGCTATTGGGGATCTAGCTAAAGGCTTTGATCTAACCTATAATGGTGCTGCTAATTTAAGAATGGAATTAACAGACATCGCCAATTTATCAGGAGATGTTGCTGT